GATTAAGTTCACAAGGATATTGTTGCATTTTTGATTATTACGTATTTTATTTTAAATTTGATTAAATATGAAAAACTTTTCGCCTTTTGCTAGTTGGGCTTACAATTAACTGGGCTCGACTTCGGAGAGCTAAAACAGCGGGGGTTTTACTTGCCCTACAAGTATATTAAAAATTTATATGCATTAATACTTTATTTAGTTAAGATAGAATAAAGCGATAGACCACAAAAGAAGATGATAGAATATAGCAAATTTACAAAAGAAGACTTAGTGTCATACAATTATTATTTATATTATTATAGGTCCGAGAGGATCCGTAAAGTTTCTCAGCGGGTTTTTAATGTTACAGTTGGGCCCGTTTTTGACAGAAATGGTAAGAAAGTTAGGGTTATAGATTGTAATTCAAGAACAAAAGCGTACAATAAAATTAAAGGATTTTTATCTAGAGATTTTGTTGCACAGGGATTATTATTTGAGGGTCAGAGTTTGTTTAGTGATGCAAGCGATACATATTCAGGAGCGAAAATTTTATTAAAAGTTATGAAAATTTTGGGTGGTTTACAAGACCAGATGGATAAAAAGGGAAAATCATTGTTGATTTCATTGATTAAGTTGTTTATGGAAATTTATGCATTGGTAACTGACGGTTTTAATTTTAATAATTTTTGTCAGATAATTTTGTCAGTTTATCAAATGCATGAAACGTTTTTCGTTGCCCAATCTTTAGATGTATTTTTAATTGCAGGCATAGCTTCGTTTTTGCCTGATAAGTTAGTTAAAATTTTGCGTAGTGCTCAATTATTAACCCAGATGAAAGTGGGAGATGATATGAGTTTGTTAAATAAATTAATAGCTGCTATTTTCAATTTGTGTGAATTTTTAATGAGCAAGATGCCGGAAGATATGCCTTGTAAGGATTTAGTTTGGATGTTTAGTTTTTTCAAAAATAATACTGCTCATGTATGGATTATGCAGATGGATAATTTTTTGAAGGATGTAGAGAAGAATCCGGCCAAGTTAAATAATGAAGGTTATAGATTACAAATTGAATTTTTAAATAAAAAATTAATTGACAACCCTGAAATAACAGATTGGGGCAGACGATCAGCAGCGTTAGCAAGCACAATTAATAGATGGAGAAATCTAATGCGTGTGGTGGTGTCATATGGGCAACCTGACAGACAAGAACCAAATTGTTTCGTATTTGAAGGTCCCCCCGGTTGTATGAAGTCATGTATAATGAGTGCCGTAATTAGTGCATCTGGTCAGACGTGCTATTCGCATTTAGTTAAGGCCACCACTGATGGTAAAGATTGGTATGATTCTTATAATAACGAGCAAATATTTTTTATGGATGACGTGGGTCAGCAGGGAATTAGTCAGTGGCGAACTATTATTAACATGGTTTCGTCAGTTAAGATGCCTTTAGAGTGCGCAGACGCAAGTTTAAAAGATACCAAATTTTTTAATAGTCCAACTATTATGGTTACAACAAACATGTTCCAACATTTACAAGGTTTAACTAAACAAGATTGTATTTCTGATATTAAAGCTTTGTGGCGTAGAGGTTATGTGTTTGATTTTAGTAGAGCTACTAGGCGTGGTGACTTTGTCACTGGTACGATTCAGTTTACTTATTTTAATATTAACACTAATAAATTTGAAACTGATTTTCCTTGCGATTTTAAGAATAAGTATCCAAATATACCCCATTCATTTACAATAAATACAGCAGAAGACAAGTTGAAGTTGATAGCATGGC